GACTTAGTGCTCTACCAGTACCTGAGTTGTATGAACTTGAAGCAGCTGCATTCCAAGCACCTGCTGTTCTTCCAGCTAGAGTTAGGTCATAAGCTCTTGACCTAGCTACACCACCACCAACGGCAGAGCCGTCTTCAGCAACAACGTCATCAATTGATGTCATACCTGCTCTTGAGTAAATGTAAGCTACGTCACCGTCAGCGAATGTAGTACCTGAAGCAACTGTAACAACACCGGTTGATGTGTTTACTGCAGAAACAGCAGAACCAGAAGTTCTGTCATGTGCTGTAGCAGAGACATCATATTGTCCTACTGCATCACCGATTTTAAAGTTCTTAGCCATTGAGGCTGGAACTGTAAAGGTTGTTGATGCACCGGCTGAAGTCAAGTAAGCTGAACCTGCTAGTAGCTCTTCGTTTATTTCTTTTACGTGGTCTAACTGAGCGTTTTCATTTTCCAACGCAAGAACATCACCAACACCACCTTCTAATTGCGCTGTGAATACTGACTTCACAGAAGCACCGAATGTAGTTGAAACTATTCTAGGTAAACTAGAAATTGTTTCTATGTTGGAAACGTCAACTGTTGGTAAACTTCCAGTTTCAGTTACTGGTCTTGAACGGCTAGAACCTCTGTCAGTTCTTACCCTCCAACCAGCTGTGTTACCCCAAACTGTTCGTGGGATAGCATTGAAGAATCTTGTTTGGTTGTTTAGTGCTTGCCAAACTTTTCTTCCATATGTTGTGTTGAATACACCTGTCGCAGAGTCTACTGTAAAGTAGGATTGTTTCTGTAGGTATTCAGGACCGAATACAGACTGATACAAACCTCGTTGAGACTGCGCAAGATATTCACTTAAACTTGGGTTTGCCATGTTTTTTATCTCCTATAGTTTATAATTGTTTAACCTAATAGCTCTCTAGGAACACCGTCAGTGTCTCCAGTTTCTATTTGGTGTTGCATTCTTCTAAGTTCAGAATAAGAAAGTTGAGCTAATTGCTCTGGTGTGTCCACTGCATCAGATTTTTGAATAGGTGTAGAACCATCTACCCCCAACCCGTTAATTGCTTTTGGAGCTTGTAATCCAGTTTCTTCCCTGAATCCCATTTTTCTTAGTCTGTCTTCAGATTCTGATTGGATTGCTTTCTGCATACCAGCTTTTGAGTCAGCAATTTGCTTCTTCAAAGAGTCTAGTTGCTTCTGCATTTTTTCCATATCATCATCTTCTTCATCCATACCCTTCTCTTCTACTGGTTCGTCAGCTGACTCATCGTCACCTTCTTTTTCTATACCATCCTCGTCTTTGTCATCGCCTTTTTTCATTGCGGCTGCATATCCTTTTTGGTAAGCTTTTTCGATTTCATCCTCATCGTCATCGCCCATGTCAGCAGCTTGAATTGTGTTTTGCTGGTCTTCTATTTTAGAATCAATTCCAGCATTACTTTCGGAATCGTCAGCATTTTGTGGCGTTCCGCCTGTTGGATTAGCCTTTCTCTCGTCACCGCTTACGTCAGCGCCAGCATAACTGTCACCTTCGCCAGCCTTTAAAAGAGCAGCTACTTCAGAAGCTACAGATTTTACTAAGTCTGATTGTGCTTTTTCAGCATGAGCCTTAGTAATCTCTTCTTCTTCGTCTGCCTCTTCTTTAGCCAATCGTCCGTCCATTTTTTGTAGAACTTCGGCCACAGCTGCAAGTGCGAGGTTAGTGCCTTCCATTTGTTTCTCAATTCTTTCTGAGATGTCTGCCATAGTATTAACCTCCTATGATTTGTTTCTTATCTTCTGTCATAAAAGGTTGGTCTAAGCCACTCCCGACCTTCTTTAGAATGAAAATATAACGTTATATTTAAACGTTATTTCATTATACTACGGAAATCGAAAAACCCTACTAAAAATACTAAAATTATATTATGATTAGTAAACTATTCAGATTCTGGAATGCCTTTAGAGTCTAGCTGTAGCATTTCGTTACGAAAATCATATAAAGGAACTTGTAAAAGCTTTTTGAGTTTGTCACATTGATTCCCCTCTGGTAGTGATGCTTCTACTAAGTCTAAAATTTTCCCGACCATTTTAGAATGTCGGGAGATAATATACTCTTGTTCTGATGTTACTTTACTTATATCCATGTTGTCCTCCTGTTATCTTTATTCTCTCCAATTTATTCGGCTTTGTGGGAATTGAACCGGTACTCTCTTTTTCAAGCCTAAATATTTTATGTCTTTCCTACTTAGCCCACTGTATATAACTTCCCACGCTCTTTGAATCCATTCGTTTTTTGGTCGACGGGCATTTTGAGTATTTAGATTTAGTGTCCTCCACTCCCCATCACCCATATCTACTGGGCGTTCACCTAGGGTGTTATACGTTTTAGAATGTCCCTTAACTTGTTTTCCCTGTCTCACATAGGGTCTAACTGTAGTAGTGTATTTATCCGTTATTACTTGTGCAGCATACTTACTTGAGTCATACACTTGTCCTGCATAAGGTGCTGAATAACCAATACTAAAACTTGTATCCCTAACAACCTTATATCCGGATTCTTTCAGCTGACCTGTTTTGTACGGAACGAACCCAAGGTCTTCCCTTTGTACTAATTCAAATGTGTCTTCAGCTAATGTAGTCCACCAGTTGTTAAATGCTTTCTCCATCTGGTCATAGATTTGGTAAGCTTCTTGTTTAGATATATTTGCCATAAGTTTATTATACTTACGATATGGCTAAATCTACCCACTTCTCCGGTATTTTATCTATAAACTTCCGCTTACTATTATCATATCTATTTAAATAAATGATATCTTTCCCAACATATCCATACTGTGGGTGCCAATAAGTAACTAATTGTTTGGGTTTAGTTGCTGCGTGGAGTCGCTGTAAGGCGAACTCGTCAGGACCTTTCATCGTACCACAGATGTGTAGCTCTCCAGTACCTATATCTATCTCATCTATACGATGGAAATGACCAATCATTACGCTATCAAACTCTATTTCTGAATCATCGTCCATAGCATCTTCTATCTCTCTTTGTAGTGCTTTCCTATATTGAAATACACTTCGTAGTTTAGCAACAGCTCCTGTAATGGAGCCACTACTTCCCGCACCCGATATAGAATCTCCATGCATTATAAGAACCACCTTGTCGTGTACTTTAAATGTAGTCATAAAGCTACGTGGAATATGAAAATTTAAATTCTCTTGGTTCTTACAGAAAGAGGCAATCCATTGGTATAGCATATAATCCCAATCCATATACTTATCTTTCATAGGAGGCTTTCTCGTCATCCTACCATGATTACCAACCACACAAGGAATTGTTATCTTGGTAAAGTGTGGGGCTATATACATAAGGGCTTGCGCAATAACACTGGCTCCTCTTATCATTTGCTCCATACAATTAGCCATATTAGACCTAGCTAACTCTTCGTGTATATCACCACTAATCATGTCACCTAGCATAGGAATAATTAGTTCGTCCACTGGTGCAATTTGTCTTCTGTAGGCGGCGTGTTTGATAATTTGGTTTGCCCATCCATACATACGTTTATTAAATATATCTAAATTGTATTCATTTAGGTTCCTCATCTGTTCTTTGAAAACCTGTTCCCCAACATGAGTATCCGATAATGGTGTAACCATAATTTGTTTTTGTTGTCCGTGAGGGGGTATATTAGATTTGTTTAATTGTTGTAGGGGGACTGCTGGAAATGCTTTCGTAAACTCTTGAATAGTTTCGACGATAAGTTCTTTCTTAGTATTGTCTTTTAAAGAAGTTTGATATAATTTCTTGTAAAAGTCTGCTTCACTTTTATGTGTAGCTACTTTTTTGTCTAGCTTGACTCTTGTATTTAGGTTATCCTCGGGAGGTAAGTCCTCTCCCTGTTCTTCCCAAACCACGCTGTCGTACCAACGTTGAATCGTTGTCCGATGTACTTCCACTCCGTGTTCTTTTTGTAACCACTTCGCCAGCGCCGTCCACGTGACTCCAAGATTTCTTCTTTTTATTATCTCGGATTTTACCTTCTCTGGAATCGTATTCAAATTCTATTCTCCTTACTAGTCTTTTCCCGCAAATTAAACATTGCAAATCTTCATCTTCATTTACGAACATATGCCCATTGCACTTAGGACATAGTTTAGCATATAATGTATTTCTTTTCAACTTTTCTAGTTAAAGGGCTCGTCTTCGGTTTCTTCATCAAGCACTGGAACTTTTTGCGCTTCTTTATCTTTTGAGCCTCCAGCGGCTAATGCATCGTATTCGTTAGAACCCCACCTCTTTTTATAATCAACTCTAGCAGGTTGTGGATTAATTGTGTCACCACTAGGGAAGATGGTCGCTTGTTGTTTGTATTCTTTAGTTACCCAATTAATGAAATCTTTGATTTCACTCTTTTTTACCATTTTTCGTTCTGGAGAATTGTCTGTTACAAAGTCAGCTAACTTATCAACACCCGTTCTCTTTCTCCGTTTCTTTCTTCCGTTTCCTCCGTGGGTGGGTGTAAAAAACCCGGAATTAGATGAGACTGCCACGGTTCCACCACCAAAGCCGCCACCACCACCATCACCATCTTTTTTAATTTTCTTCATCAATAGTTACCTCGGTAGGTTCAGTTG